GTTATGTTGTAGAAACTCGCAGTTATGATCATCATAAAGATCGCCATCATAACAGTATGCATGTTATTACCGAAGAGCAAGATCTCGGTGATGCTCTAGGTAAAATTGTAATGATGGAGGTAATGAAGCGATGATTATTAGACAAGACATTAGACCTAATAAAATGATCTGGGTCACATTCCGCAAGGAAGGCATCCACTGTTACCCAGCAGCCGCCACAGATCCTAATCTAGCCACAGGAGATGAATATGATGTATCGTTTCTTGCTAATCCTCATCGTCATATCTTTCATTTCAGGGTGTGGATCTCTGTGCAGCACAATGACAGGGACATCGAGTTCATCCAGTTCAAGCGATGGCTCGAGTCGTTGTATATGGGTCAAGGTTCCGTTCTAAGCCTTGATCATAAAAGCTGTGAGATGATGTCAGATGACTTACATAACATCATCGCACTGAAGTATCCAGGCCGTGAGGTTTGGATTGAGGTCTCCGAAGACGGAGAAAATGGTTCATTCATCAAATACTAAAAGGAATACAGATGAAAAACTACAAGGACTACAGGTACTTTGAAAATCGTCCTGACGTTGTGAAAGTGTGGGAAGACCTTGAGGCCTACCACGATTGGTGCAGACTAGAGCTCTGTGATTTCAACCCAGCAGATCTTTATCGCAAAGATTCTGTGAACTACGGTGCTTTCTTAGCCAGCAAGCGTCCTAGAAAACCATATCAAGGCAATAAGCCTAGATGGGACAACAACAGGCCTAGATATAACAATGAGCCGCGTTTTTCTCGTTGATCTAGAAGCAGTCGAAACAAGGTACACGGGTCAGTGGAAGACTCATGTACCTAGTCTCTTACGAAAGGCAGGACACAATGTTCAAATTCTCGCTGGCCCTACAGATATCCCTAGTGCTACTACTCCTGGCGCCTTTCTTAATTTTGGCGGCACAAACATCTACAAGGCTAGGCAGGTTGAGCAGATGGGTCGGCTTTTTTGCGACGGAGCCGTTCATGCAGGTGATCATTTTATATTTACTGATGCTTGGCACCCTGGCATCATCAATCTTAAATATATGAGCGAGTTGCTGGGCATACCAGTAACAACACACGGTTTATGGCATGCTGGCAGTTATGACCCACAAGACTTCCTAGGACGTCTTGTTGGAGATAAGCCTTGGGTTAGAAATGCTGAGAAGAGTTTCTATCATGCGTTTGATCACAACTACTTTGCTACACAGTTTCATATTGAAATGTTCTGTGAAAACTTATTAGGATATACTCCTGCAAAAGAACTTTACGATACAAAGATTATACGTACAGGCTGGCCTATGGAATATATGAGTGATACGTTGATGATGTACAAGAACATGCCCAAGCGTGATCTCATCTTGTTCCCACATCGTATTGCTCCTGAGAAGCAGGTTGAAATCTTTAGAGATTTAAAACATCATCTGCCACAATATGAATTTGTTGTTTGTCAAGATCAACAACTTACAAAAAATGAATATCATAACTTACTAGGCGAAGCCAAGATAGTGTTTTCAGCTAACTTGCAAGAAACACTAGGTATCAGTTGGTATGAGGGTGCCTTGGTAGATGCTATTCCGATGATTCCAGATAGACTTAGTTATAGAGAAATGGCATTTGATACATTTAAGTATCCTAGCGAATGGACAGAATCGTTTGAAGCATTTTCTATTCATCGTAAAGAAATCTGTATGAAAATTATACAGTACATGGAAAATTACGAAAAGTTTTTGCCAAGCCTAAATAAACAAGTACATACATTAACAGAAAACTTTTTTAGTTGCAATAAACTGCTAGAGAAGTTAAAATAAAACATATGTCATCCACGACATTAACTCGGAGAAATTTAATTGACAGATAAAAAACTAACAGGCCTAGACGCAATGGCAGGCGATTGCGGATATCAAGAAGCATATCTTTCTGATGTACTACGCTTTAAGATGAAACGGGAAGGTAAGCGTTTCTGGGCTGGTGATAATATCAGCGACTACTTACACGAAACTGATAAAGAACACCTTATCAACGAAGCAACCGAAGCATTTGAATTGGTGTTGGATCGTTTGCTTATCGATCGTGAAACAGATCCTAACTCGCAGGGCACAGCGAGAAGATTGGCCAAGATGTACTTTAACGAAATAATGGCAGGAAGATATGACCCGGCACCAGACGCAACAGCATTCCCCAATGACAGCACAGATCGGTACGAAGGTATGTTGGTGGTTAGAAGTGAGCTTCGTAGTATGTGTAGTCACCACCACCAGCCTGTATCTGGGGTGGCTTATATTGGAATTATTGCGGCACAGAAACTTATTGGGTTAAGCAAGTACACACGTATTGCACAGTGGTGTGCCCGCCGTGGAACTCTCCAGGAAGAGCTTGCTAATGACATTGCTAGAGAAATTGCCAAAGCCACAGGCTCCAAAGATCTAGGCGTCTACATACAGGCCACACATGGCTGTTGCGAGAATCGCGGCATCATGGCACATAGTTCTTTGACACAAACCACTGTGTTAAAAGGCGCATTTAAAGAAGATGGTAATACAAAGAAAGAATTCTTTGACAATATTAAACTACAACAGGAGTTTGCCCCAAGATGAGAACACAATTAATTCAAGCCAGTAAGCAGCATTATCAAGCACACATTGAGAAACACCGTATCAATGTAGAAGTCATGCTGAATAACCCTACGGCTATCCCAGAACACAGCGACATAATGGCAGCTATTGAAAAAGAAGTAGCAGTGATAGCGGAATTTATGGACAAGTTAGAAGTGCTGGAAAAATATTTCAAGGTATGATATGAATACAGCTAAAGATATATCTGACAATCTCATACATAGAATGAAACATCTACAAGAATTTGTAGTTGAAAGAGACTGGGATTTAATCCCTGCAGGTGTAATTAAATTTAATATCCAACACACAGTCGGCGAACCTGCTAGGATTTTCGTGCATGCTATGACACAGCAAGAAGCTGAACAGCAGGTTGACGATTGGTTTGGTGAGGGAGTAGAATAATGCTGTTCGCCCTGGGTATGATAGTTGGAATCATCGTTGGTGTAATCTTATGGATTCTTATAAGGAAATGATAATGTGGTTCAAACCCCTACGTGATGACCTAATGGTACAACAACAGATCACTAACTCGTGGGAACACTTTGTAGGTGTGATAATGCTTAATCAAACTGGTCGCAAAGCAGTAAAGCCCTGCTTACCGGAATTCCTATATTGGTTTCCTGATCCTCATACACTAATAAATGCTGATGAAGAATTTGTAAAAAGCATAATCCGACCACTTGGAATGGTTAATGTTCGTTACACTCGGTTGATTAAAATGAGTCAAGACTATTTGACCTGGGACGGAAATGATGCTACAATGTTATATGGCATTGGTAAATATGGTTCAGACAGTTATGAGATCTTTTTCAAACATAATTACACCGTAGAGCCTGCTGACAAAGAGTTAATCCGTTATCTAGACGAAGAGGTAAGAGATGTTGTTGAAACTGCTTGAAAGATTAGGTCGCAAACGCATCATTTATGATCGTGTTAACAACGAACCTTACCTTGTGAGGTATTATCTCTTTTTGAAAGAACGTGAACGTTTTCCTTTCAACGTATTCTTGCACAAGTTTCTCAAAGGTGATCCAGATGATGTTCATGATCATCCCTGGCCCTATGCTACAATTATTTTGAAGGGCGGATATTATGAATGGATTCCACAATTTAATTCTGATGGTACAAAAAGTTGTGAGATACGTAAATGGCGAGGACCTGGGCATTTTCGTATTTGCAGTTCTAATTCTTATCATCGTATTGAGCTTAAGCCTGGTGTAACAGCCTGGACTCTGTTTATGCCGGGTCCTCATCGTCGTGAATGGGGATTTTTAGTCAAAAACAAATGGATACAACACGAACAGTATCTCAAGGACAGAAATGGACAAACTCAAAATCAGTCAGCATGACGTACAGTCACTGATAGCTAGAATTGGCAGAACTATCTTAGTCAACGCTTGGAAACCTGACTACATAGTGGGCATAGTGAGAGGCGGATTAGTGCCAGCACTATACCTCAGTCATTATCTCAATGTTCCCATGCATACTCTCAATGTCAGTCTGCGTGACAACGAGGAAGGGGAGTCTAATCTTTGGATGGCTGAAGATGCGCTCGGTCCGAATTCTAGAAATAGAATCGTTGACGATGAAAATGATATCGCAGGAATATTATCTGCTGCCAGCGATCTACTAGAAAACGGCGGTACATATAAAAATATCCTTATAGTGGACGACATCAATGACCAAGGTACAACGTTAAATTGGATCATGAAAGATTGGCGTAGTGGTTGTTTTCCAGGTGACCCCAGCTGGAATGAAGTATGGAACAACAATGTACGATTCGCTGTGCTGGTAGATAACTTGGCCAGTGCCTGTGATGTCAAAATGGATTACGCAGGTATGGAAATAAACAAAGCGGAAGATCCTGTTTGGGTAGACTTTCCCTGGGAAGATTGGTGGACGAAATGATTGATGCGCTGGTGAAGGTACACTGCACAGATGCAGGTAAGAGTTTCGACATGCACGTGATTGGATACAAACCTAAGGCGTTTTTAGAAGTGGCTTTTCAAACAGTGAAAATTAGACTACAGTATATGGAGAGGACACGAGCATTCGCTGGCAGTTTAGGCGGACGCGAATTCGTAATCAGAGAAGAAGAGTTACCTCAAGAACGCAAGGAGTTTAGGAGATGAACGACTTAAAGAAAGTGGTGCCTTGGGAGGTGGATTGTATCGACGATTCGAAAGGTGCTCCTTGGACAGAACTGGTAGACGAAGATTACCATGTAAAAATCTTCCGTGATGGATATCCGGTCACAGACGGACATCTGCTGTTCGTGCCTAAATATAATAACTTCGCAGTGTTAAATGATGCGTTTGCCAGTGCTATTCGTCACGGTGAACGCAAACTTATCGAAGGCGAATGGGACGGTTTTAACATCGGAATGAACATAGGTGAAGCTGCCGGGCAGACCTGCACTTGGCCGCACGTACACCTTATTCCTAGGAGAAAAGGTGATATGGAAGATCCCACAGGCGGTGTACGACATGTGATACCAGAAAAAGGTAATTATCGCAAATGACTAGGATCACTGTGCCTTGGAAGAATCAATCCAACACATGGTGGAATGAAACCTGCGCCAACATATTAGAACACTTTGGATTACCAGGTGATAGGTATGTCACTGAGATCACTGCGGATCACATGCATTTTGATTTTTCCAATGACAAAGATGCACTGATGTGCAGAATAATGATCAGCGATAAAATATGAAACATTTTGTCTATATCTGTATTATGATTGTTTTAATTGTGATTTTGACACAATGCAGTCCTCAAGGCAGATACTATGACTGCAGAGATGCACACTGGCATCCGGATTATCCCATAGAAGTCAAACAAGAATGTGCTAGACTGCGAATAGAGGAATGGCACAAACTACATCGAGAAATCGAATCCAAGGACAAATATATATAATGCAGACATGGACACTGACAGTGGAAGAGGACGGCATCATATCGCTGCCACAGGATCTTTTAGATGCCACAGGATGGCGAGAAGGTGATTGCCTACATTGGATTGATCAACACGATGGATCTTGGCAATTGGTCAAGGAAGAGTTGACAACATTTATAAAAAGTGGTATAATAAACGATGAGTAAAATAAAAATAGCAGAACTTTTTTACAGCATACAAGGTGAAGGCAGATATATGGGTGTGCCTAGTGTATTCCTTCGTACATTTGGCTGTAATTTCAAATGTGCAGGGTTTGGTATGCCCAAAGGTGAATCCAGCAATGAAGTGGAAAAGATTGCGGCTCAGATACATTCTTTCAAAACTTACGAAGAATTACCATTGGTTTCTACTGGCTGCGACAGTTATGCTAGTTGGGATCCACGGTTTAAAGACCTATCACCGATGCTTACATCAGACGCAATCGCAGAAAGAATCTGCGAGATCTTGCCTTATAATAAATGGGAAGATGAACACCTTGTGATCACAGGCGGTGAACCTTTGCTAGGATGGCAACGTGCTTATCCAGACCTGCTAAATCATCCTAAGATGACGGGCTTGAAAGAGATTACATTTGAAACAAATGGTACTCAAAAGTTAGACCCTAAATTCAAACATTATTTGATAGACTGGGCATTCGGCAGTGATGAACGAGAAGTTACATTCTCAGTCAGTGCTAAACTCAGTTGTTCAGGTGAGCAGCCTAGTGAAGCCATACGCCCAGATATAGTCTGTGAATATCAAGAAGCTGGACATGTGTATCTCAAGTTGGTTGTGGCCACCGAAGAGGACGCAGAAGAAGCTCTAGAAGCTGTGGACATCTATCGTGCAGAAGGTTTTACTGGCAATGTTTATCTTATGCCTGTAGGCGGCGTTGAAAGTGTTTATGCTTTGAATAATCGACGTGTTGCAGAGTTTGCTATGAAAAATGGTTTAAGATACAGTGACCGACTACAAGTACCGTTATTTAAAAATGAGTGGGGTACATAATGAAAATAATTAAAAAACTATTTGGTCTAGATAAGCTAGAAGCTTCGATTGCTAAGGCAGAACAAGATTTAACAGAAGCCAACAACAGGCTGGCCGCTGCAGAAGCCGCATCTAAAACTGCTGTAGAAGCAGAAGAAACTGCCAAACTAACCCCAAAAGAACGTGCTACTAGACGCAAAGAAGCATGGGTTGGTGTGATAAACACTCATGTCAATAAAGATAATATACGAAATGGCTTTTTTGAACTTGACTGGAACGACCAATTTGTGCTACAATTAAAGCAAGAGGGATACGGTGAAGATGGTGACAAAGAAGAAGAAATCGTAGATCGTTGGTTCCGTGAACTCTGTGCTAATGTGGTAGTAGATGGTGATTTTGGCGGCCCTGTGAACACAGGTGTTATAGATATTAAAACAGTGAAAAAGACAAATCAATGACCTATATTTTAGTTGATACAGCAAACACATTCTTTCGTGCTCGCCACGTGATCAACGGTGACGCTGATATCAAACTGGGCATGGCGTTTCATATCACTCTAAATTCAATACGCAAAGCATGGCAGCAGTTCAACGGCAGTCATGTCATATTCTGCTTAGAGGGTAGATCTTGGCGCAAAGACTACTACGCACCCTACAAGCGAAATCGTTCAGATGCTCGTGCTGCTCACACAGAAAAAGAAGCAGAGGAAGATCGTGTGTTCTGGGAAGCCTTTGACACGTTCAAAGAGTTTATCACAGACAAAACAAACTGCACGGTTATGCAGAACCCACAGCTAGAAGCAGATGATTTGATCGCAGGCTGGATACAGAGTCATCCAAATGACAAACATGTGATTATCAGTACTGACACAGATTTTGTACAATTGATCGCACCCAATGTCACACAGTACAACGGCGTTATGGAACATGTAATCACACATGAAGGAATCTTCGATGACAAAGGCAAAAGAATCATTGACAAGAAAACACAAGAGCCCAAGCCAGCCCCGAATCGAGAATGGCTCTTATTCG